GGTATCAGAAGATGTTAGTCGGTGGACTAACACGCAACCTGAAAAAAGGCACAAAAAAAAGGGCCAGCCCCGAAGGGCCAGCCCAGTTAATTTGTTAGAAGTTACCTGATTGGGCAATCTTCCAGCCATTCTTTCATTTCAACCAAGTCAATATTGCCAGCACCTTCGCTACTCTCAACACGTTTTTTCCCAGTGGCTAACCACTCAATAAGAAAAGCATCATCTGCCTTCCGAGGTGTCGGCCCCTTCGCGACCGGGTTAAGCCGGGCATCCAGCGCCTTGGCAATCTTAGCGCGCCGTGATCCCACCTGTTGCTGGTTGTAACGCTTGGTTGCCTTGTCTTTGTCCGACAAGTCTTTTGTGGTGCTTGCTTGCAGTTTAACTGCAGCAACCCCGTAACTCGCCAGCACGCCAGCGTCACAAGCGACCCGCGCAGGGTGCGCATCTTCGCCCTTTGGTGGTGCTTTAAAGCTCGCCAGTGTTACGCCATCTGCTACTAGCGCATCGAGTAGCAACGCGAGAGAGATGCCAGACTTGTTAGTGTCGGTTGACCATTTTTTGGCAGCGTCTTGAATAATGTTTTGCATGATGTATTCCTTAGATTATCAAGCGTTCGGCATGATTGCCCCGTTTGATAATCATAGTAGAACACGTCAGGGCACGAAACACAATAGATGTTTCGACACTATCGCGCACCGAATAGCATGTTAGTCCATCGACTAACACCGAAAACGGGGCATCTGGACCCCTACCCTACCCCCGTGGCCCACTTTGTAAATTTTCAAGTAAGCAGTCTATATAATACTATTCCAGCCAAACAAATCGCATTTTCCTACGTTTGGACCCCCACCCCCCTCTACACAGGAACACCCCCCCTCCAATTTTTAATTCTTATCCTTGCAAAATTTTTTTTATGCGGTATACGTTGCAGAACGGTTAAATACCTGCGAAAGAATGTAATGCCTTTAGTTATAGAGCCAGAACTTGGGGTTCCATTTCCCCTCGACACTCCATACCTAGACCTCAAAGAACGGGCCAAGTATGCGGGTAATACCGTTAAGAAGCTGGCTGAATACGGGTTACCCACCGAGCCGACTAAAGCAGATAAGGATGTAGCCGCTAAACTGGTCCTTGCTTACGCGGAAGATCCCAAAAAGACTTCAAAGAAGGTAACCGCGAAGAAGGTGGCTACCCTGACCCCCGCCTCCCTGCTTATGACGAATAGCATTTTGCAGGAGTTCGGGCAGTCTGTCGTAGAGAGCGCCGTGCAGATACGGCATATGGTTACAAACAAGCTCGTGCTGGAAACAGACAACCCCGATGCCCGCGTGCGTATTCGTGCGCTGGAGCTACTGGGTAAGATTTCAGACGTTGGGCTCTTCGCGGAGAAATCCGAGGTTACTATAACGCATCAGTCTACGAACGATCTGCGGGACAGACTTCGTTCTAAGTTAGCTAAACTTATAAACCCGGAAGAAAAAGAAGCGGAAGAAGCAGCAGCTAGCATTATCATAGACGGTACTGTGATTGATGTGGATGAAGAGCTAGGTATTGAGGACGATCAAGGGAAGCCGTGAGCATGGCCGTTGACACAGTTTTGGATTTCAGTGGAGATGAAGGAGCAACACCCTCGTGATGCAATTAGGGGTAACAAAGTATGATGGGCTTGTACCCGTTAGGATTATAAAAGGTATAACCGAAGAAGTTTCCGGTATGGGGTTTAGTTTCGGTTGGAAATCTAACAAGCGGAAAGACCCCCACGGGCATTGGAACCACCGGATTATAAAGCAAAAGAAGAATACTAGTACAGATGGCAGCCACCTCATACCAGAGGAATACCCCTGTTTACGTGAGTATGTAGAGTGGTTGAAGTCTGATTTTTTTGGCCCGTCAAACTTGTTACGCTTTTATGTAAATGCTCATACATATGGCATAGATGGGTACCCGCACACTGATAGTAAACGCGACCGGGAGGAGCAGACGGTGGTGCTGTATATGCCACCTGAATGGAAACCCGAATGGGCTGGCGAAACCGTTGTGTTAAACGAAGATGCCGATGATATTGCGGCGTCCGTGCTGCCCCGTTACGGGCGGTTGTTTGTGTTCCCCAGCGGTCGTGTCCACGCAGCCCGTTCTGTCAGTCGGATATGCAACGTAATGAGGGCTACATTAGTTTGTAAGATGGGGCCAGAGGTGCGAGAGGGGGAGGGCGACGATACCGATGACGATGAGGAGGGAGACGAGTGAGCCAACTTAAAGAGCTTTTAGAGCTGTCTGGTGCGGCCAATACTCGTCATAGTGGTCGTACGTTGTTGGAGCATTTGATGAATACCCACGGTATATTAAAGTCTTTCGGCGCGTCGGGGGAAGTATGTGCGGCGGGCGCGCTGCATTCTATATATGGTACTACAGTGTTCGGGCACGAGTCGTTAAGTATAAAGGACCGCCCGCTGGTAAGGTACGTAATAGGGAAGCGTGCCGAACGGCTTGTATATCTTTTCTGCCGGGCACCCCGCCCCTTCGAGACCTTTAAAAACGGGGGTAGGTATTATTTAAGTACATTAGACGGGGACATAGCAGTTACTAAACAGGAGCTACGAGACCTTACATTAGTGGCTGCTGCCAACATGTTTGAGCAGATGCTATCTTCAGCAGATACTCCCGTTGAAATAGGTACCAAATAATGCTTACGACGGAACTAGATTTTACGGAGTCAGAAGTTGAGCGTATGCTCAGTAATCTGGACTCTTTTGGTCCCGAGGAAGTCGCTGAGATCGACCGGCTCGTAGATGAGCTGTCCGTACGGAAATACAACAAGGAGATATACAACGACCTGCTTAAATTCTGTAAGCATATGCAGCCAGAATACATAGTGGGTAAGCATCATCGCATTTTGGCGGGTATGCTTATGGACATCGAACGGGGCGAAAAAGACCGTATATGCGTCAATATCCCGCCCCGGCATGGCAAATCCCAGCTTGTCTCTATCATGTTCCCCGCGTGGTTTTTGGGCCGCAATCCGAATAAGAAGGTTATGATGGTGTCTCATACCACCGATTTAGCGGTGGATTTTGGGCGGAAAGTACGAAATCTGATCGCCACAGACGCCTTCAAGACTATTTTCCCTACTGTTTCGCTTGCGGTGGACTCAAAATCAGCCGGTAGATGGAATACCAGCGCCGGTGGGGAGTATTATGCGTGCGGTATCGGGTCTTCTATCGCGGGTCGAGGCGCAGATCTGCTGCTTATTGACGATCCGCACTCAGAACAGGACGTTATTAACGGTAATTTCGAGGTCTTCGAGAAGGCGTACGAGTGGTTTACGTACGGTGCCCGTACTCGCCTCCAGAAGGGGGGTAGTGTGGCTATTATCCAGACTCGCTGGCATATGGATGATCTCACGGGGCGTGTTGTTTCGGATATGTCCCACAATGATCTGGCCGACCAGTACGATATAGTTGAGTTCCCGGCTATATTAGACGTTCTCAACGAGGATAAAACCGAATACGTGCAAAAACCGTTATGGCCGGAGTTTTTTGACTTGGAGGCGCTTCTTCGCACTAAGGCTTCAATGCCTGCGTTCCAGTGGAATGCCCAGTATCAGCAGGAGCCTACCGCAGAAGAAGCCTCGATTGTAAAACGGGAGTGGTGGCAGCACTGGGGGGATGAAGACGCCCCCGCGTGCGAATATGTTATAATGTCGCTTGATGCTGCCGCAGAGTCTCATAACCGGGCTGACTTTACCGCCCTTACTACGTGGGGCGTGTTCCTAAACGAGGAGACCGGCGCGCATAATATCATACTACTCAATAGTATTAAGCAGCGTATGGAGTTTCCCGAGTTAAAAACGCTGGCGCTAAAAGAATACGGAGAGTGGGAGCCAGATTCTTTTATTGTGGAAAAGAAGAGTTCCGGGACTGCGCTGTATCAGGAGATGCGCAGGATGGGGCTTCCTGTGCAGGAATACACGCCGCATAGAGGATCAGGCGATAAACTTGCGCGTTTGAACTCCGTTGCTGATATTATAGCTTCTGAGTTAGTGTGGGTGCCAGCTACTCGTTGGGCGGAAGAGCTTATAGAAGAGATTGCTGGGTTTCCATTTATGAGCCATGATGATTTGGTTGACTCTACTGTTATGGCGCTTATGAGATTTAGGCAGGGTGGCTTTATACGCTTGCCCTCTGATGAGCCTGAACCCGTACAGTATATAAAACAGCGTCAAAGCGGATATTATTAAGGAATAGATGATGGCTATTGAAAAAGGAATATATTCCGCCCCTATGGGCCTTGAAGAGAACGAGGACGGGGAAGAAGGGCTTGAGATAGAAATAGTAAACCCAGATATGGTCACACTAGATGATGGTAGTGTGGAGATCACACTTATCCCCGGTAAAGAGGGTGATGGTGACGACAGCGCTTTTGACGCTAACCTTGCCGAGTCTATGGATGAGGGCGTGCTTAGTAAGTTAGCAGATGAAATTATCGGTATGGTTGATGCCGACGTTGACAGCCGTAAAGAGTGGGCGGATACGTTTGTTAAAGGGCTAGATGTACTAGGATTTAAGTACGAAGAACGTACCGACCCGTGGGACGGCGCGTGTGGTGTATTCTCCACCGTGCTTGCCGAAGCGGCTATCCGGTTTCAAGCAGAGACGATGAGTGAAACTTTCCCTTCTTCAGGCCCGGTTAAAACTAAGATACTCGGGGAAGAAACTAAAGATAAAGAGCAAGCTGCCGAGCGCGTGAAAGCGGATATGAATTACGAGCTTACGGAAAGGATGGTTGAATACCGTCCTGAGCATGAACGTATGCTTTATAGCCTTGGTCTTGCTGGATCAGCGTTTAAGAAAGTGTACTACGATCCAAATATTGGACGCCAGATTGCTGTGTATATTCCCGCTGAGGATGTTGTAGTGCCCTACGGCGCGTCTCATATCGAAAGCGCGGAACGCGTTACGCACATCATGCGTAAGACTAAAAACGATCTGAAGAAGTTACAGGCTAGTGGCTTTTATCGTGATGTGGACCTTGACGACCCGCAACCGTTTCATACGGACATAGAAGAGCGTAAGGCTGAAGAGGGCGGCTATTCTATTACGGACGATGATCGTTACGCAATATACGAGGTACACGCCGATCTTGTTATTGAAGATCTGGATGAATCAGACGACGAAATTGCTAAACCATACATAGTAACGATTGAGCGTGGTACTTCTGAAATACTGGCTATCCGTAGGAACTGGGAGCCGGATGACCCGCTTATGTTAAAGCGTCAGCATTTTGTGCATTATGTGTATGTACCGGGTTTTGGATTTTACGGCCTAGGGCTTATTCATATTATTGGTGGGTACGCACGCGCGGGTACTTCTATCGTTCGCCAGCTTGTAGACGCGGGTACACTATCTAACTTGCCGGGGGGTCTAAAATCACGCGGTATGCGTATTAAGGGGGACGATACCCCCATTGAGCCGGGTGAGTTCCGTGACGTAGATGTGCCTAGTGGGTCTATCCGCGACAACATTAGTTTCCTGCCTTATAAAGAGCCGTCGCAAACCCTTCTTCAACTCCTCGATAAGATTACCACCGAAGGCCGCAGGCTTGGTGCTATCAGTGATATGAACATCTCTGATATGTCCGCTAATGCCCCAGTGGGCACAACACTGGCTCTCCTTGAACGCACCCTAAAGCCTATGGCTGCGGTACAAGCGCGTGTCCATTATGCCATGAAGCAGGAGTTTAAACTCCTCAAAGCTATCATGGCCGAGTACGCCCCTGCCGAATACAGTTATCAGCCGCTTCGTGGGGAGGTCAGTGCCCGACGCGCGGACTATATGTTGGTAGACGTAATCCCCGTCAGTGACCCTAATAGTTCAACTATGGCGCAACGGGTTGTGCAGTATCAGGCCGTCTTGCAGATGTCCCAAGCCGCACCGCAGATTTATAATCTTCCCCAGCTACACCGGCAAATGATTGAAGTTCTTGGGGTAAAAAATGCGGATAAACTTGTCCCTGTAACAGACGATGCGAAACCTGCTGATCCGGTAAGCGAGAATATGGATGCACTCACGGGTAAACCCATGAAGGCGTTTATCTACCAAGATCACGACGCCCATATCGGGGCGCATATGTCGTTTATGCAAGATCCTATGGTCGCCCAGTTAATCGGGCAGAACCCGCAAGCACAGCAGATTATGGCGTCTCTACAGGCCCATATAGCGGAGCATCTAGGGTTTAACTACCGTAGGCAGATTGAAGAAAAACTGGGTGTCCCACTTCCAGCCCCGAACGCGGCGTTGTCTGAGGAAGTGGAGATTCAACTTGCGCGGGTTGTTGCCGAAGCGGGCAAACAACTTACACAGGCCCATCAACAGGAAGCCGCACAAAAAGAAGCGCAAGAAAAAGCACAAGATCCTGTCATTCAAATGCAGCAAGGAGAGCTAGCTGTTAAACAGGCCGAAGTGCAGCGTAAAGGGCAAAAAGATCAAGCTGACCTGCGACTACGGGAGGCTGAAGCGCAACGTAAAGCTCAGAGGGATCAGGCTGATATCGCCGTAAATGCCCAACGGGTAGAGAACGAACAGACTGGTTTAGTTATAGACGCGCAGAAAGCTAAACTTAAAGTAGACGCGGACTTACGGCAGGAAGCGGATAAGTTAGACCTTGAAATTTTCAAAGCAGTAACCGGCGAAGATAAAAGTCGGCAACCCTAAACAAGGAGAGAGTTATGAATGCTGTTGATTGGATTATCGAACGCTTTAAAGAACCATCAAGTTACGCTGCTGCTGGCGGCGCAATCGTCGGTATTGGCGTGTTAATTTCACAGCCTGTCGTAATCATCGTCGGTATCGTTGGCGGTGCGCTTGGCTTCGTCTTGAAGGAAAAAGGCGTAATTTAATGCCGAGCTTCAGAAAACTATAGTACTGGAGGCTTAACAAGTATGGCAAAAACCGTCATCGACGTGCTTAAAGAACGTATCGAGGAGCAAAAATCCTCTGCAATAGAGTTCCTTGCCGGGGGTAGTTGTAAAGAGTACGCCCAGTACAGGGAAGTGTGCGGCTTAATTCGGGGTCTTGAAGGCGCACTCTCTCATATTGAAGACCTCTCGCGCAACTATTTGGAAGATAATGATGACTAAAGTAGCTGTAAAACTTACTACTGAAGAAGAACTTGAAGCGCAATTGCCTATACCTGTTGGGTACAGGCTCTTGGTAGCTCTTCCTGATATTGAAGACCACTATCAAGGTAGTTCTTTGTTAAAAACAGATTCAGAAAAAAAGCGTGAGTACATCTTATCTATAATGGGTGTTGTTATAGACATGGGTGCTGATGCGTATTCTGATAAAGAGCGTTTCTCTGATGGCCCGTGGTGCAAAGTTGGTGACTATGTAATGTTTCGTATGAACACCGGCACGCGCTTTAGGGTTAATGGAAAAGAGTTTCGTCTTATGAACGACGATTCCGTCGAGGCAGTTATTCCTGATCCTCGCGGCATCTGCAACGTATAGGAGATAAGATATGCCTTTTGAAAAGGTGGAGTTTAGTTTCCCTGAAAAGGATGACAACGAAGAAGCCGAAGATATTGAAATTGAATCGTCTGGGGCGGTTACCGTTGATATACCCGGTAGAAACCCCCCAAAATCTAGTGGGGAGCCTGACGAAGAGCCTGACGAAAAGCCTGACGAAAAGCTTGACGAAAAGCCTGACGAAAAGCCTGACGAAGAGCCTGACGAAGAGTTCGAGGTAGAGGTTGTTGACGATACCCCTAAAGCGGATAGAAACCGTGAGGCTTCAGAGCCCCCGGAAGCGGTTACCGACGAGGAGCTTGAAGATTATTCTGACAAAGTTCGTAAGAGAATCAAGCACTTCAGCAAGGGCTACCATGACCAACGCCGGGAAAAAGAGCAGGCGGTACGTGATCGTACGGAGCTGGAAAAGTACGCCAAACAACTTGTTGCAGAGAATAAAACCCTAAAAACCTCCCAGACCGAAAACCAACGGGTGCTTTTAGATCAAGCCAAACGCACAGCATCTGGGGAGCTAGCAGCGGCTAAACGCGAGTATAAAGACGCATACGAAGCTGGAGATACAGAAGCAGTCGTTGAAGCGCAAGATAAGCTAACTACAGTTAAGATAAAGAGTGACCGTTTAGACAACATACGGCTACCTTCTTTACAGGATACACCAGATACTGTAGAACAAGTTAATACAGAACCCGCCCCCGTAGCGGTAGATCATCGAGCGAATGAATGGGCCGCAGTTAATCCGTGGTTTGGTTCAGACGATGAGATGACAAGTTACGTTTTGGGGCTGCACAGTAAACTTGTTAAAACGGGCGTAAACCCGCAAAGCGATGAATACTACGAGTCTATCAACACTCGTATGCGGCGAATGTTCCCCGAACAATTTGAAGGGGAGAAAAAGCCAAAACGTCGGGCCAACGTGGTTGCGCCCGCTACGCGGAGTACTTCGCCTAAAAAAGTGGTGCTAACGCAAACACAAGTACGCCTAGCAAAGCGTTTAGGGGTTACTCTTGAGGACTACGCCCAACAGGTTGCAATAGAGATGAGGAAGAATTTAAATGGCTGATAATCGAATTAACCGTGAGCATACAACCCGAGAAAAAACGACCCATAAAAAGGCTTGGCAGCGCCCTGAGGTGCTTCCATCACCGAATCCCGAGCCGGGTTACGCATTTCATTGGGTACGTGTAGCTACACTAGGTAAAATAGACGCCACTAATGTTTCCTCGAAACTACGCGAGGGTTGGGAGCCAGTTAAAGCAGAAAATCACCCAGAGATTACAATGGTTACTGTTGAGCAAGATAAGTTCAAAGATAATATTGTGATTGGTGGGTTAATGCTTTGTAAGGCCCCAGAAGAATTGGTTGAAGAGCGAAACGATTACTACAATCAACAAAGTAAAGCGCAGATCTCTTCCGTCGATAACAACCTTATGCGGGAAAACGATCCTCGGATGCCGCTTTTTAATGACCGGCAAACGAAGGTTACTTTTGGAAACGGAACTTAACTTTTATAGGAGCTAAACATGGCTTACCCTACTGTTGATAAGCCCTATGGGCTAAAGCCAGTCAATTTGATTGGCGGGCAGGTGTTTGCAGGGGCTACCCGGCAAATGAAAATCGCGTCTAACTACGGAACCGCTATTTTTACCGGCGACGTGGTTCAATACACTACCGATGGTAGTATCATCATCACCACCTTGCAGAATAATACTTCTGTTGTTGCCGGTGTTGTTGGTGTGTTTCTTGGTTGCTCATATACGGACCCAGTTCTTGGGTCTCAAATATTCAGCCAGTACTACCCCGCAAGCACTGTAGCTAGTGATATTGTAGCTTATGTTTGTGACGACCCCGACGCGCTCTTTAAGGTTGTGAATGTGACTAATACTACAGCCGATGGCGCTACTACGGGCTTGACGCCTCTTGCTATTAGCAGAGGTAACTCAATCTCTACTAATGCACAGCTTGTTCTTAATACGGGGCTTACTACTACTGGTAATAGCCGTATGGGCGTATTTATCAACAATGTTACTAGTATTCTCCCTTTCACGGTTGTTGATGTAGTCCCAGACACGGAGGACAGCTCCGGCAACTTCACTGAATTTCTTGTGAAGTTCACGCAGGGCTATCACCGTTATCATCAAACCGTTGGAGTTTAAGGAGGTATAGATCATGGCTATTTCACGCGCACAACTACTCAAAGAACTTCTTCCGGGCCTTAATGCGTTATTTGGTTTGGAATACGCTAAATATGGTGAAGAGCATAAGCAGATTTTTGAACAGGAATCTTCTGACCGTTCTTTTGAAGAAGAAACGAAACTGTCTGGGTTCTCTGCTGCACCTGTCAAAAACGAAGGTCAAGCTATTTCGTATGACAATGCACAGGAAGCATGGACTGCCCGTTACACGCACGAAACCGTTGCGATGGGATTCTCAGTTACTGAGGAAGCCGTTGAAGATAACTTGTATGACTCGTTGTCCGCTCGTTATACGAAGGCTCTCGCCCGCGCTATGGCTTACACTAAACAGGTTAAAGGGGCGGCGGTTCTTAATAATGCCTTCTCTACAACCTATGGGGATGGTGTAGCACTCTGCTCCACCGCGCATCCGCTCGTTGAGGGTGGGACCAACTCAAATACGCCTACTGTCGCAGCCGACCTTAACGAGACTTCTCTTGAAGCCGCCGTTATTCAGGTTGCTGGCTGGACGGATGAGCGTAGCCTGTTGATCGCTGCAAAACCACGTAAGCTTGTCATTCCCCCCGCCCTTCAGTTTGTTGCTACGCGACTGCTGGAGACTGAGGGTCGTGTGGCTACGGCAGATAATGATATCAATGCCATCAGGAACAACGGTTCTATTCCTGAAGGTTATTCGGTCAATCATTATCTGACTGATACAGATGCGTGGTTCCTTATGACTGACGTTCCAAATGGTTTGAAGCACTTTGTTCGTACCCCGATGCAGACATCTATGGATGCTGACTTCGATACGGGCAATAGCCGCTACAAAGCACGGGAACGCTATTCGTTTGGTGTTTCTGATCCCCTTGGGGTCTACGGATCACCCGGCGCGTAATACCGGGTATTAAAGAGGGGGGGCACTTGCTGTCCCCCTTTTTTTGTCGTATGATAACTTATCCCTGACAGCTACATGATGTAGCTGACACCAGCCACGACAGGAGATACACATGGCTAATACAACTTTTAACGGCCCCGTCCGTTCAGAAAACGGCTTTAATGACATTTCTGTTGCTGCTTCTACTGGTGTTGAAACAACGAACAGCACCTTCAGCAACAACACGTCTATCGGCGGCACCCTTTCTGTAACGGGTGCAATTTCCGGCACGTCAACAATTACTGCCAGACGCTCTGTTAACACAGACTTCAATGCGGCTACGGCAAAAACCGAGACCTTGACGGCGGCTCAATCAGGAACTTTGTTTTTGATTAACGGTGCAGCAGCAAATATTGTTAACCTTCCCGCGTTGTCTACAGGCAACGTAGGTGTGACGTATGACTTTCAGCTTACTGTAGCTGTCGGCGGAAGCGTAACAACTACATTCGTACTTCCGGGCAGTGCAGTATCTAATTTCCAAGGCATGTTGTCACTTGTGGCAGGTACAGCGGCTAACGCCGTTAGCGATGTAGCGGGGGATACGTTGACCTTGCCAAACTCAACGGTAGCTAACGCCCGTATCTCGATGACCTGCGTTGTCGATGACGGAACCAACTCCACTTGGATGGCAACGGCCCTGTCCACTCCTATCGCTACTATTGCGTAGGGTTAATTTGTTTTGGCGGGGTTAACACCCCGCCTTCAACTCTAGGAGTTTGATATGGGTATACAATCAGACGTAGAGGTCGGTTTTATTAGTGATGAGGTTGCCGCAGATGCTGACTTTATTGTTACTGCAGCAAGGCCGAATACAACCGCTACACTAGCAAACACATCGTTTGCTTCTGGCGGCGCTAGGCTTTTATCTGTCACAACGGCGGGCACAAGCGATAACGGTAAGACGACGACCATTACAGGCACCGATGTGTTTGATAACGCCATCAGTGAAATCATTACCTCGACAGGGTCTGCTGAAGCAGTGGACGGCGCTAAGTACTTCAAGACGGTTTCCTCGGTAGTTTGCTCGGCGCAGTACGCTGGTAACATTACCGTGGGAAGTCTCGCAGGCGCAGCACAGTCTGTAGCAGGCGGCAACCGCACTCGATTGAAGGGGTATTCAATTGTCTCTGGAGGCACTGCTGGCGTTGTCAGCTTCTACAACGGAACGCCAGAAGATGGTTCGATCATACTGAAGGCGCGGACAATCGGCACAGACAACACGACTATGGATAACACAATTCCAGACGAAGGTATTTTGGTGAAAGATGGTTTGTCTATTCAATATTCTGTTGGAACCATTGATATGATGCACTTCTTCTTTGCATAGGAAACGTCATGCGGCGCTATTACAAATCTGGGGGCCAAGTTAACAAAGCCACTATGGCCTGTAATAGTCCGCGCCGTACTACCAACCACCCAAAGAAATCCCACGTTGTAAAGGCGTGTGAGGGGGGTACAGAGAAGATTATACGTTTCGGGGAGCAAGGTGCTTCTACTGCCGGTAAGCCTAAATCTGGGGAATCCGAACGTATGAAAGCGAAACGTAAATCGTTTAAGTCCCGACACGGTAGAAATATCGCTAAAGGTAAGTCCTCAGCGGCTTACTGGGCCGACAAGGTGAAGTGGTAATGAAAAATTCTAAAGGTTATAAATCCGGCGGTTTGAAAATGGTTAGCAACGCTAGCGGTAAAAAAGTTCCGTTCTACGCCGCTGACGGTAAAGGTAAGATGATGGGCGGCGGTAAAGTCATGCGATATGACGTAGGTGGACTGGCCGATATCCCAGTTATTCGTGCGCCGGAAGGTCCGATTAAACGTAGACCTACTCCAGAGGAGATAAAAGCGGGTTATGAGGGTCTTGATATTCCTGAAAAAGATAGAACCCCCAAGAAGAAGAAGAAAAAGCCCGTAAAGAAGAATATGGGCGGTATGATGAAGTACGCCAACGGCGGTAAAGTCCGTGGTGCTGGCATGGCCCGTCAAGGTGTCCGTAAAGCTAAAATGGTAGCGATGAAAGGTTCTTAATTATGGCTGAAAAACCCTATATGTCCCCACAACAACGTATGAACAAGACCGTGGCAGGGATCGGGAAAGGCCCGTACATGGAAGACGTACGGCGGGCTAAGAATTTTGCCGAGTTTAAGAGAAGGCGACCGAATGTAGAAATAACTGCGTTAGGGTTTGCGGACCTTAAAAAGAAAGTAAATGCTCCGGCTAAGCCCCCGGTTAAGGCTCCGGTTAAGGCTAAAAAACCCTATATGTCCCCACAACAACGTATGAACAAGACCGTGGCAGGGATCGGGAAAGGCCCGTACAGAGAAGCGGATGCTGCGGCTAGTCCCCCTAAGGCTCCTGCTAAGCCCCCGGTTAAGGCTCCGGTTAAGGCTAAAAAACCCTATGTGTCCCCACAACAACGTATGAACAAGACCGTGGCAGGGATCGGGAAAGGCCCGTACATGGAAGACGTACGGCGGGCTAAGCCCCCGGTTAAGGCTCCGGTTAAGGCTAAAAAGCGTCCTTCTGGGTCTAGCAGGCCCTCTTCGGCTCCACCAAAGGGTGAGGATTTCGAGCAAGAGTTTAATGTTGGTAAGAGAAGGCCACGACTTAACTCCCCCCCTGCGCCCAAATCTGCAAACCCCTCGGGTAAAAAAGATCCGTACCCAGATGGGATATTCCGAAAATTGTTTTCCAACGCGGAGATTGAATACGACTACCCCAGCGACGACGATCAAGCAGTGGATATGAAAAAAGGCGGTAGGGTGAAGAAGGCTGCGAGTAAGGGTAAACGCGGCTCTGTAAGCGCCGAGGAGTTCAAAGACTCTTATGCTAATTGGCAAAATAACAAGAATAAACTGGCTATGGAAAAATCTCCTAGGAAAAAGCCCGTGAAAAAGAATATGGGTGGTATGATGAAGTACGCCAACGGCGGTAAAGTCCGTGGTGCTGGCATGGCAAGGGGCGGGAGACCCTGTAAAATGGTGAAGATGAAGGGTTCTTAATGCGGCAGTATTACAAATCCGGTGGTGTAGCGACAAAGCGGAACCCTGCTAAATGGGCTGCGGCTAAGTCAAGAGCCAAAGCAAAGATGGGTGGTAAACACTCTGCTAGGGCCATGCAACTCGCCACTAAGTACTACAAGGATGAAGGTGGTACGTACGAAGGGAAGAAAAAGCCCGCCAACAAGTTGTCGAAGTGGACTAAACAAAAATGGCGCACAAAATCAGGAAAACCCTCGGGGAAAACCGGGGAACGATATCTACCAGAGAAAGCAATAAAAACGCTGTCTCCGCAGGAGTATGCCTCGACCACGAAAGCAAAGCGCCGGGGAACTGCTGCCGGGAAACAGTTCGTGAAGCAGCCAAAACGCATAGCCGCCAAGACAGCTAGATTTAGGAAGTAGTATTGTATGGCAAAAGGTATGAAACATTACTTTAAAGACGGCCTAGAGCATAAAGGTGGGACGCACAAACACCCTGATGGCGCTCTTATGACGGGTAAAGTAATGTCTAATACGGCTAAAACATTGTATCACTATAAGCAGCTCTCCGCGAAGGCGCGGCAAAAAGCTAAAGATGGGTGGGGGAATAGATGACGACATCCGGCACAACCGCCTTTAACATGGACTTTACGGAAATCGCTGAAGAGGCGTGGGAACGTGCTGGGCGTGAAATGCGTTCGGGGTATGATCTTCGTACTGCTCGTAGATCCATGAATCTACTCACTATTGAGTGGCAGAACCGTGGCATTAATATGTGGACTATTGATAGCGGTACTGTAGCCCTTGTTAGCGGTACCAGTCAGTATCTCCTCCCAGCGGACACTATCGACCTATTAGAGCAGGCTGTTCGTACAAATCCCGGGGTAACAGCTACTCAATCTGACTTAAACATTAGTAGGATCAGCGTCAGTACATATTCGTCTATACCTAATAAGCTAACACAAGGCAGACCAATACAAGTATGGATTGAAAGACTGCGCGATGCGCCACGTATAAACGTGTGGCCTGTCCCAGATAGCAACGACTATACTTTTGTTTACTGGCGTATGCGTCGAGTTCAAGACGCCGGGGGTGGGGTTGAAACCTCCGACATGAATTTTCGGTTTTTGCCGAGCCTAGTAGCGGGGCTTGCATACCAGATTGCTATGAAAGTTCCTGAGTTCGCTCCTAGGTTACCCATACTAAAGGCTGAGTACGAAGCCCAGTTTGATTTAGCCGCAGGGGAGGACCGGGAGAAGACTTCTGTACGGTTTGTGCCCCGCAATGCTTGGGTGTAACTATGTCTGTAGCGTTCGCATCTTCTAAAAATGTTCTCGCCATGTGCGATGTGTGCGGGTTTCAATACAAACTACGTGAGTTGAAGGTTTTAATTAGGAAGGGTGTAGCTACTAACATAAAAGCTTGCCGTACTTGTTGGAACCCAGACCACCCGCAGCTTAAATTGGGTATGTACCCTATAAATGATCCCCAAGCGGTACGAGACCCACGAACAGATACAAGCCTCGGAGAATCTGGTGTTTATAGTAGCCGAGGAGTACAGTGGGGTTGGAATCCTGTTGGTGGGGGTAAAGACCCATATAACTTAACCCCTGATGATCTAGTCGCTGTAGGGGCTGTTGGGAATGTTACTGTAGATATTACTTAGGAGTTATAAAATGTATAATTCAAAGAACGTGTTTGGTATGGAAGAAGTTAAGGTAGTGAAAAATCCGGGGTCACCCGTACCTGTTAAGACTTCCTCTATCAAGGCTGACATGAAGGGGGTTAAGACCTCTGGCGTAAAGGTACGGGGTGTCGGCGCTGCTATTAAGGGTACTACCGCCCGTGGACCTATGGCCTAGCTATGGATTACACGACGTTAAAGACAAACATACAAGATATCTGCGAAATGACTTTCACGGATGCCCAACTTGCTATGTTTACTGACCAAGCAGAGCAGAAAATATACAACACTGTGCAAATACCCGCTTTGCGAAGGAACGTCTTAGGTACTTTAACCAGTGGGAATAAATACTTAGCTATACCCTCAGATTTTTTATACACGTACAGCTTAGCTGTTTTAAATGATAGCGGCGCGTATATTTATTTGATTAATAAAGACGCTAATTTTATCCGGGAAGCATACCCGACCCCGACCACAACCGGAGTTCCAGCGCACTATTCGCTTTTTTCGGACTCCGCAATTATATTAGGTCCAACGCCTGATAGCGGGTACACAACGGAATTACACTACGGCTACTATCCTGAATCTATAGTAACCGCTAGCACAACATGGCTAGGTGATGAGTTTGATTCCGCCCTTTTAAATGGAGCCTTAATTGAGGCTGCACGGTTTATGAAGACTGAAGCAGATATAATTGCTAATTACGATAAGTTATATCTGCACGCTATCGGGCTGTTAAAAATGCTCGGAGACGGTAAATTAAGAGAAGACACATATCGTTCGGGTCAATACCGGCAAGCGGTGAGTTAGGAGAATACAATGGCGATTACACAGGCGATGTGTACTTCCTTTAAAAAAGAGCTTTTGGAGGCGGTACATAACTTCAAAAATAGTGGTGGGGACACTTTTAAAATAGCCCTGTACACCTCCAGTGCGACTATGAGCGCCGCTACAACGGCGTATAGCACGACTAATGAAATATCTGGTACGGGGTACACCGCAGGGGGCAATACGTTAACAAGAGTTGACCCATCAAGTAGTGGTACTACCGGGTTTACAGATTTTGCCGATACTACTTGGAGTACTGCATCAATTACAGCGCGGGGGGCTTTGATTTATAACGATACTGATTCTGATAAAGCCGTGGCGGTACTTGATTTTGGGGCAGATAAAACTGCTTCCGGCGGCGATTTCACCATTACGTTCCCCGCAGCAGACGCAAGTAACGCGATAATCCGTATCGCGTAGTTTTGTAGCTTATGCCGAACACAGATTTAGGTGGTTGGGGAAGAGGCACTTGGGGCGACGGTGCTTGGGGCACCGCCCTTCCCGTAGCTGTTACAGGAGTAGCGGGCACTACTGCTCTCGGTTCTGAGACTGCCACTGGTGGTGCGACTATCGCTGTTACAGGGGTAGCAGGTACCTCTGCTGTTGGGTCTGAGACGGCTACTGGCGGTGCTACTTTCGCTGTAACCGGGGTTGCAGGAACTTCTGCTCTCGGTTCTGAGACGGCTACTGGTGGTGCGACTATCGCGGTAACTGCCGCCGCTGCGACGGGCGGTATTGGTTCTGTTACCGTAGTTACTCATGCTACTGTTGAAGCCACGGGGGTAGCGGGCACTACTGCTCTCGGTTCTGAGACTGCTACTGGCGGAGCAACTATAGCGGTAACCGGGGTTAGTGCTACCGGTGCTGTTGGTGATGTGTTTGTCTGGGGGGACATAGATACCGATCAGGTACCAAATTGGGCGGTCGTGAGTACCGCACAAACGCCGGGTTGGCAAGATGTAGCTGTACCTTAGATGTTAATATCACTATTATAATATACGTAATCATGCGGGGTTAGACAAATGGCAACGACATATACCACCCTTCTTAAACTGGCTAAACCTACGCAGGGGGAGTTAGACGGATCTTGGGGTACCGTAGTAAATGACAATATAACTTCGATGGTGGAAGAGGCTATCGCGGGTCGTAGCGTTATCAACACTTGGACCACTAATTCACATACTCTCACAACGGCGAATGGTACTACGGCAGAGTCTAGAGCGGCAATGCTCAGTCTTACTGACAGCGGTGATCAGCTAGGCACGAACGCGGCCACTGTCGTATGTCCCGCCCTCTCCAAAATCTACATTGTTAAGAATGCTGTGGGCCAAGCGGCCACTTTAAAGACCGCCTCTGGTACTGGTATCGCCATACCAAACGGCAAAACAATGGTCTTGTTCTGTGATGGAACGAACGTGGAAGAGGCTATTAACAACTTTACTGGGGCACTCACG